CAAACCTCCAACCCACCAACCACCACAACGACGGTGCCTGAGACAACCGTTCCTGAGACGACTGTTCCTGAGACGACGTTGCCAGAGACAACTACGACTGAGCCTGTTACCACGACTACAGAGTTGGTTACGACAACTACCGAACAAACCACCACCACTACGACGACGACTGTTTATGTGCCGCCAGCAACCACCACCACAGAACCCGAACCCGAGCCAGAACCCGAGCCAGAAACTACAACGACTACGGAACCTGTCGAGGAGGAAGAGCCTCCCCTTGACAGCACGCCTCCTCAGCCAGAAGACGACGAGCCACAGGACTCAACGCCTCAGACTCCTCCGACAACCGAGCCTGAAATGCCTCAACCCGAAACAACGCTAGAAACAGAAACGACACCAGAAGAAACATTCCCAGAACTGGAAACAGAAGAAGAACCATCACAATCAACCATACCCGAGGAGCCGACATCGGAGCAGGCGGTAGCCCTAGCGAGCAGCCCAGAGGTGCTTGCCACGATCAGCAGCGAAGAAGCCGAAGCAATCTTTGAAGCCCTTGACCTCGGCACGTTAGACGAGGCACAGGTGGCTGAACTGGTTGCCGCAGTCCAAGATGCCCCCACCGAAGTCAGAGAAGCGTTCGAGGAGAAGGTGGACATCTTCAAAGAAGGACTGGATGACTATATTCCGACAGGCTCCAACATCCCCGTCGGAGAACGTCGCGCCCTCATCGCCATCGGCGCAGCCATCACCGCCGCAGGAGCGACTAGGATACGCCGATAATGAAACGCATACTGGACTACATCACAGAAAACTCGTGGACCCTCGCCGGCACAGGGCTAGTACTTATTACCCTTTCGGGTCCAACATTGCGTCAAGCTCTCTGGATTACAGGCGTAGCACTGGTGCTACACTCAGTCCTGACCTTCACAGGGGGGAAAGATGACTGACATCATGCTCAAAGCCAACGCAACCGTCGCCAAGTTCCTGGACTTGGGACAACGCCTGTTCTCCCTATTCCTCGCCAACGCCCTCCCAGCAGTCACCGGTGGCGCAGTGATCGGTGTTTCGGTAGCCAAGTCTGCCTTGCTCGCAGGGTTCATGGCCGTTGTGCAGGTCATCCAAAAGCTTGCCTCCGCCTCAACTGACGGCGAGTTGACCAGTGAAGAAATCCAAGAGGCGTTCGGGAAGAAGTAATGCCCGACAAATATCCGGTAGTCAAAGTACAACTGTGTTCTCACCTGAAAGGGGTAAAACCTGGTGAACTCGATCCGTCGCTCCTTCGCGGTATTGAAGGCAAAGGCAAACTCCATCATTGTGCGGCTGACGCATACGAAGCAATGGACGCAGCAGCCAACGCCGAAGGTATCGACCTCTCCCCAACCAGCCAAGCCGACACGTACCGTTCCCTCGAAACCCAAGAGTACGCGTTCTACCAGCGGTACACCGACACGCCGAACAGGAAGCAAGCCAAAACCAAGCCGCGCATCTTCAAAAACAAAGCGTGGTACAAGAAGTCCCCGAAGTTAGCCGACCTTGCGGTGCCGGGTACCTCTCAGCACAATTTTGGTATCGCCGTAGACATTGCGAACGCCAGCGGCAAACGCTTGGAGTGGCTACTCAAACACGCACAGTCATTCGGCTTCTCCTGGGAAGTCCAGTCCGAGCCATGGCATCTGCGTTATGTCGCCGGTGACAATGCCCCTACACGTGTCAAAGAGTGGCTAGCAAACAAGCCTGCTGAGGCATAGTGGACGGGGGTTGGGCGCTTGTCCTTGCTGCCGTCGTGACGGCGGTCGGCGGGATTATCGTCACAGTCCTCCAACAATTCAAGAAGGAAAACCATACCGACCACCAGATCGTTGTCGGCCTGTTGCAGGTGCTACGTAAGTCCCAGATGCGAGTCGAAGACAAAGTGGACCGAGTTGACGAACGGCTCACCAGCCACCTAGATTCACATGCCTCGGAGGGGATACTTGACAATGGGCGAACAGTTCACCAAAATGGAGTTGAAGCAACTAGCAAAGTTTCTTAGGAAGGTTTATCCAGGCGTCGGAGATCAAGACGAGCTGTGGAACCTGATTGAGAAAACCGAACAACTCACAAAGGGGAAACATGGAACCAGCAACCGCAGGCGCGGAGATCATAAGTGAGGCATACAACCTCATCACCGGTCAACGCCAAAACGATTACGACCACCCGCTAGAGGACTACTCACGCACGGTAGATATCTTCCGTGCCATCACAGGAATCAACCTGAGCGCAGAAGAAGGCATCATGTTCATGGTGTCAATGAAACTGTCTCGTCTAGCGAACGAGTTGATAAACGAACTGAACGTCCCCGACAACACACGGGACGCCATCGGCTACCTCGGCTGCCTGAACATGGTGCGCAGAAAGCAGCGCGAAGAACAGTCAGAGATTGACCGAGTGTTCGACCAGTTACATAAGCACTACAAGACAGGAGATTCAACATGGGGATGATGGACGAACTGATGGGTGAAATCAACACCCCTCGCCGCAACAAGTGGTCAGAAATACAAGAGAAACTTGACAAGAAAGACTTCGACGAGTTCTGCGAAGCGTTACAAGAACCAAAGATCAGTCAAGCATCGTTGCGTAGGGCGCTCGCCAAACGCGGTGTCCACATCGGCACCGGCACCATCAGCGAACTGCGACGCGACTACCTTCGTCAGTTGGCCAGCCGATGAGTTTCAAAGACGAACTATCCGACGAGAACGAGGCACTAGCAAAAGCTGACCTCATCAAGGCTCGACGTGAACGAGACGTCGCAACGAAAGAGTTGACCCGCATACGGGAAGAACTTGACGCTGCGAACCGTGCCCTGTCTATCGTGTCCTCCGTTGAGCAGACACGCCTGGAACCACCAAAGTGGATGACCCCAGCAAAACCCAAACCTTCAGCAGCAACCCTGCTCCTCATGCTCTCAGACACCCACTTTGATGAAGTGGTGAACCCCGATGAGGTGGAAGGGTTGAACGCATACAACCGTGAGATAGCGGTCATGCGTCTCCACAAGTGGGCAACCAACACCGTCAACGTTGCACGCCACTACCTTGCCGGTGTGGACTACGACGGGGTGGTACTCATGTTGGGTGGCGACATCTTCTCTGGAGACATCCACGAAGAACTAGCGCAAACGAACGAGGACACCATGATCTCCTCAGTCCTGTTCTGGTCTGAGCAGGTGGCTGCGGCTGTTGATGTGTTGGCGAACGAGTTCGGCAAAGTCCATGTGCCGGTCGTTGTCGGCAACCACGGACGCATGTCTCGTAAGCCGCGCATGAAACTTCGAGCCAAAACAAACTTCGATTGGCTGCTCGGCAAAATGGTTGAGAAGCATTTCTCTAAAGATAAACGGGTCACCTTTGATATCCCCGAGGGTACGGATGCGTTGGTGTCTATCTATGAGTGGAACCATCTGCTATCCCACGGCGACCAGGTATCTGGCGGTGGCGGTATCGGTGGTATCTATCCACCAATCATGCGGATGCGGGCACGCAAAGCCCAACGGTACCTCACCACCGGACAAGATTTTTCGACACTTTGGATCGGACACTGGCACCAATACCTCCCATCCCCACACCTTGTCGTCAACGGCAGCTTGAAGGGTTACGATGAGTATGCGTTCATCAACAACTTCCAGTTCGAGCAACCACAGCAGGCGTTGGCAGTCGTGACACCGAAACACAACATCACGTTCCACGCACCAATCTTTTCTGCTGACCGCAAAAAGGAACGCTGGTAGCCATGTCCTGCCCGTGGTCGCTGGTCGCCGTGCATTGGATAGACGCGTTCGATTCCAGCAACGGTTGGATCAACACCAAGGACTACAAACCTAAAACCCAGCACGTCGTATCTGTCGGTTGGCTGTGGCCCGACCTGCTTGACGGGTATGTGTCAGTCACCTGTTCGTGGTGTCCTGGTGAAGAACCGGAGTTGGATACGGTGGGTATGGTGACGCACATTCCGCAGGGGATGGTGCAGCGTGTGTCAATCCTTGGTGAGCCTGACTGGAATATTTGACTTTGTGACACCCCACCTGTATGGTGGATAATGTAATCACAACAACCAAAGGGGATAAGCAATGCTCACTCAGATAAACAAACCTGCACACGGTTCAAACGCGTGGCTCGAAGTCAGATGGCGTAACGATAACGGTGAAGCCCGCATCGCAGCCTCAGCTTGCGCAGCAGTCCACGGACAACACCCGTTCATCACCGTCGCAGACCTCGCCAACGAACTGCTCTCCGACACGCCACCGCAACCCAAAGAGCAGAACTCTGCGATGCTGCGAGGCACCACCCTTGAAGCACCGATCCGTGACTGGGCAGCCCAACTGCTCGGACATCCACTCACCGAACCACAAACCCTCTACTGCTGGGACGAACCAGGCGTACGCCTGATTGCCACCATCGACTCGATGAGCAAAGACGGCAGAGTGTTTGAGCAGAAGACAACGAACAAGATTTGGCGTGGCGAACTGCCCGACTACTGGTATTGGCAGGGCGTACAGCAAGCCATCTGCACCGGTGTCTCGGAGATTACGTGGGTTGTGTTTGACTCCACCCTTGACCTGCACTTCCACATTCAGGCGGTGTCAAGCGATGAGAAACAAACCCACATTGAGGCGTGCCGACGATTCCTCGCAGCCATCGACATGGGCATCATGCCCGATGACGCCGTACTTGAATACCGTCACGTGCAAGACCGCCACCCAGAAGGAACCGCCAAGAAAGAAGTCGAACTCCCAATGTCAGCACTCGCCACCATCGAGCGACTGCTACTGGCCAAGGAGCAAATCAAAGCTGCGGAAGCATCAGAGGATGCGTGCAAAGCAGAACTGTGCGCCATCCTGGGCGACGCCGAATACGGCCTCATCCAAGACGAACTTGTATGCACATGGAAAACGACGCAACGCGAATCGTTCGACTCCAAGAAGTTTCAGAAGGATCATCCAGCGTTGTGGGAAAAGTATCGCAAGTCGTCACCGGTACGCACGTTCAGGGTGTCGGGCAAATGACCACCTACAACAAGGCTTACTATGACACACCCGCAGGTAAAGCTAAACAGAAGCGGGCAAACCAGCGACTCCAGAACAAGCGCAAACTTGCGTGGCTGTGGCTCGCAGAGAATCGTCCAGATGTAATAGAAGAAATCAACAACCAACTGAAGAAGGAGAACAACCAATGAACCTGCAAGACATCCTCACCAACTATGGGGTGCCCGACCCGTCTATCGTCGGCAAACTCCCACGAGGCGGCATCACCCTCGACTTCGTAGGACATGCTGAGATCACCAAGATTCTGATTGAGGTCGACCCGAACTGGTCATGGGAACCGGTGGCATGGACTACCGATGGGCGTCCCGCTATCAACACGGTGAACGGTATGGCTGTGATGTGGGGCAAGCTCACAGTGCTAGGTCAAACCAGGTTGGGTGTCGGCTCAGCCCGCCACGACAAACCAGACCTTGACAAGGAACTCATCGGAGACTTCCTACGCAACGCAGCCATGCGATTCGGCATCAGCCTCAGCTTGTGGTCGAAGTCGGAGTGGGAGGAGCAGGCGGCTACGCCACGCAAACCTGCCGAGCCGAAGCCGGTGTCCCAAGATTTCGTTGCGAAGTTCCGTGAAGCTTGCACCAAGAAAGGGATCGACGCTGACCAGGTAGCCAAAGATGCTGGCGTGAACCTTGACGCAATCACCGACGAGGACGCACCAAAACTGCGCGACGCGTTCAAACAGGCAGAACAGAAACCTGCTGACCCTGTGGAGGCGGTGAAGAACGTGTTCGGTGAGCAAGTCAAAGTGATAGCAGAAACCAAACACGAAGGCCCGTACCCGAAGAACCCCAGTGAGCCGGCAACGAAAGCACAGATAGGTAAGATTCGTGCGCTGCTCAACGCATCAGGTGTCGCATCCTTTACGGAGAAAACTGAGGTGTGTGCCGATCTCATCAACCGTCCTATCAACAAGATGGAACAGATGAATCAGGGTGAGGCGTCGCAAGTGATTGAGATTCTTGATGCGAGGGCATCATGACTTGCATGTTTGTACTTACGCTTCTGGCTAGTGCTGCGGTCGGAGCCGCCATTAGCCGCATCTTGTGGAGAATGGGGATATGACCGATGAACGCAAAGGGGAATGTCAAGGCAATAAGGACAGATGTACCTTGGACAACTGCCCGCTGTTTGGCACTTTGGGAAGACCCGACCGACGTGGCGTACGCCGCGTACGAGGGTGTGCCGATCCTGCCGCTCGCGGTCGTAGAAATCGGACTAAAGGGGATGCGAAGGCGCGTCGTGCCCGTAAGAAGTTGGGGTTGGGCGGTCACCTTACACGTCACGAGGAGAATTGGGGTGGTGCTTTTCGTACCGAAATCAAAGCCGGCTTACAGATCGGTCCGATTGCTACCCGTTTCTACGCCGCTAAAGCCCAGTCTGATGCGGCGAAGGCGTTGGGCGACATTCGCCCGTTCGTAATGGTAGCGATGCCAGATGGGACAACGAAAGGCATTATTCTCATGGATTTGGATGAGTTCAGTGACCTTGTTAGTCTTCTTGCGTGAAGCTTTACTTCGGGCGTAACCCCGACGACGGAACCGAAATCGAACAACAAGTCCGAAACTTTGAGGCTGCCACCTGCATCATCGGGATGGCTGCCCTCGTTGCTGCTGCTGGCCCCGAAGGGTTCGAGGAGGACGAGTTGGATGCGGTGATGATTGGTGCGTCTCCGGCTGAGGTGACAAGGATGGTGTTGCAAGCGTTGGGTTCGCTGGTAGAAAGGTCTTGGCCAGATCACGAGTGGTCGTGAACTAAGGTAAAGGGGAAATAGATGGAGTGGATTATCCGCCTGTTCGCAGGCTTGACGGCAACGTTCGCCCTTGTGGGCTTTTGGGGGGTGTCCGAACCGACCCCTCCTCCACCTACCACCACCCCTGTAACGGCTCTCATAACGCTTCCTATTGCGCCTGAGACGGTACCTACCACCACTTTGCCGATACCGGCAGATGCCCTCTGCCCCCAATGGTGGGCCTTGGCTGTCGAGGCAGGCTGGACACCCGACCTCCTCCCCACCCTCGACTATGTGATGTGGCGTGAGTCCCGATGCCAGCCCGAGGCACACAACACCACCCTCAACCGAGATGGCTCAGCCGACGTAGGCCTCACCCAAATCAACGACCGAAGCTGGTGCAAAGGCACACGCTGGTATCCAGGAGGATACTTGCAAACCGTCGGCGCATTATCTACTGTTGGATGCGAACAACTATTCGACCCATACCTCAACCTCCTCTCAGCGAAAGCCATCTACGACTATGCGCAAACAACCAACGGAAACGGATGGCAACCGTGGAAACTCTAAGTACACGTACATGCAACTGCTAAGCGAATGGGAACTGGCCGACAAACACCAGGACTGGAAAGACGAAGCAGCCTGCTACGGACTCTCAGGCGACCTGTTCTTCCCAGGAGACAACAACCACTACAACCCCGAAGCGTTCACGATCTGCAACCGATGTCCGGTACGTGAACGCTGTCTAGCATTTGCAATGAACAACTACATCGCATACGGTATCTGGGGTGGAATGACCCCACCGGAACGACAACGATACAGAAGAAGCTTGTGCTAATGGCATGGAACGACGAAGTAACCGAGAAACAGTTGCGCATGATTACCGCACTCGAACTGCAACTCGGTCGAATACCATCGCACCGAACAGGGTTCAACCGACGCAAAGCTCAAATGCTTATTGACGGATTGCAGGAAGAACTTCGCGCAGTCAACCAGCAAGAACAACGCTGGTGCTGCCCGAACTGCGGAATAGAACTACAACTACCAAACACTCAGGAGGTATCGTGACCGACAACCAATCCATTTTCTATGAGGCGTGGATCAGTGATCTGCAACGCGACCTCGACAGTCTGCGAGAAGATAAACGGGAACTGCTACGCAAAGTGGCACAACTTGAACATCTCATCGCGGAATACGGCAATAAACTAACCAACCTCATCCAACAAAGGGGAGATGAATAATGTCAGCATCATGGTACAAACTCAAAGACGAATCGTGGGGCGTCAAAGTACGTCACGAAGGCCAATCAGGAGAACAGGTCGAAGTCACCAACAAGAAAGGTGAAACCAAAACTGTGTGGCTTGTCGCCCGCATAGCAAAGTTCGATGACGCACAACTCTGGTCGGTCAGCAACGACGCACCGCCAGCAGCACCAAAAACGTTGGACGAAGAACCGTTCTAATGTTCGTCAAACAACACCGCCTCCCGTATCAAGCGTTGGAACGAATGTTCAACGGCGAGATCACGACAGAAGATTTGGCGGAAGTTGCACAAGTGAACTCCGGAACTATTTGGAACTGGAAAAAACATGGCATCCCCGAACCGCAAGCAGACAAAGTTGCAGTCCGAATGGGACTGCACCCAGCCTCCATATGGGGCGACCAATGGTGGGATTTGGCGAACCTGCCTCCACTGCGGGACGGTCGAGAGAGCACTGACACCACTCCCACAGCAGATACATGACACTTGCGGCTGCCCCTGCCACGCATACCGTATGGGCAAACTGACCTCAGCAGACAACAACTGGAAGAAAAAGAAAACCAAAGGGAAACGATGATTAGTTGGGACGGATTTGAAGACGCCATCATCGGCACCATCACCCCGTTCAACGGACAAGAAACGTTGTGCTACCGATATCGAAGCATGATCGACGTCTTGGTGTCACGTGACGGTATGACCGAAGAAGAAGCCGAGGAGTATGTGGACTACAACATCATCGGCGCTTGGGTTGGTGAGACGACACCGTTCGTGTTGTTCGACGCTACCGATACCGCTACCGCTACCGACGCAAGTGCTACCGACTGATGCGTAGAACTACCAGCTACCGATGCCCGCGTTGTAGTCAGACGGTGGTGCTTCATGTGCGGCCTTCGACGCCGCCGGTCTGTCGTAATCCGCAGGCGCATGGCTCGACGCCGGTGGTCATGGTGGCGAAGTGAGTGACGATCCTCGCCAGGTGGAGTTGCCGTTGGAGTGGTGGTCCGATGAGGAGCTGGCCGTGATCGTGGGGGAGTGGCGGCGTGAGTTGGGGCTTGACGAAAAGTAAAGCGGCAGGGTACTTGACAACACCCTAGCGATACCCTTATCCTGAGTGGTAGCCCGTCACGAACGGGAACAACCCAAGGAGAAACAACCCATGAAAGTAACAGCAACCCGCGACGTCTACACCTACGACGAGCTACCACCCGACGCACAGAAACGTGCGCTCGAACTGTTGTGTAACGAAGCGTGGGAATCACTCGACGCAGACATGGTGACCGAGGACCTCGCAGGCTACTTTGCGATGCTCGCCACCGGCAGCGACGGCACCGTACTCAGCCGCCGAGAACTCGCAGACAAGTACGGCGTACGCATCTATTGGCAGGTCGCATACACCCAAGGAGACTTCGCAGCCGTCGAAGGATTCTTGCGACGATCCGAACTGCCAAACCTGGCGTGGCCCAAAGGAGTCGAGTACGCCAGGGTAGTCACGACAGGTCATGGCAACCACAGCTACCCCGAATACGTGATGACTGCCGACGAGAACGAAATCTACGGCGACGAACTATTCGACGCAACAGCCGAGATGATCCAAGACCTGAACCGCAAACTGTACCGCTACGCCCGCCAACAATGCGAAGCGTACACAAGTGCCGAGTACGTCATCGAAACATACAACGAGTGCCACGAACTAACCCGCCGGTTCACCGACGAAGGCGAGTTCGCGCCAACACCGTTCTGGACCGACGACAACGGCGAAGGCGGCAACTAATGAAAACCGCAACACCGCAACGCACGTTATGGAACGTCACGTTCAGTCACACGTGGGCCTCCATTACCACCACCGTCGCAGCTCTCAACGCCGACGACGCAATAGTGCTGGCCGACAACCTCATTACCGACCAATACGACCTCGATGTGTCCTATTGGTGGTCAGACACCGACGACACCACCGAACCCGCAGGAGACAACTAATGGAAACTACCGGCAGAACATACTCCGTGTGGGTAGGTGGCATCGAAGTGAACGACTACCTTCTCTCATGGTCCGACGCGCACACTCTCGCCGCCGGATACATCGACGAAGGCTACGACGACGTACAGATTACGGGCCGCGATGAACGGTAGAACGACGTTCACCGACGCGTGGGCTACCGCGCTCGCCGCCACCCTCATACTCGGTATCACCACCGGTAGCCCTACCGACGGCTACGGAGTGTGGGCCGCAAGGCTCGTTGGCTCACTCGCCGTCAGCTACCTGGCGTGGCACCGCTACCACCAGCGACGCCGACTCGCTCGCGGCGCAACCGATACCGACGCCGACTAACCCGCGTCGAAACGGATCCTCGGGCCGGCGCTCGGAATGTTTGACACTTCGACGCACAACGCGACTCTATGAAGGTATGAGCTACCTAGTAGAACTACGGACCGCCGCCGGCCCGATGTCATTCGGCCCATTCTCAACGCTTGACGCGGCTCGCGTATGGGCCGCCGGTCATGGCGTCATCGTCGCACTATTCCCGCCGACGTCATCGGCGCTCGACCTCACCCACGGCACCCGCGCCGACGTCCTCGCCATGCTTGACGAAAAATAAACGCCGACAACGTTTGACAAGTGGCCCCGCTATGATTACCCTCTAACGTTATGAACACCAACCAACAGGAGAACAACACCATGAACCTAGACACCCGCACCTACTCCCAGCTCATCGCCGGCGAAGTCCTCGCCGTCGAGACGCTGCTCGAAGGCCGCCCAAAATACTACTTCGACGACGAACCAGACGACGAAGTAATCGCTTACCGTGCCGCCCTCAACGAGCTGGAACTACCCCAGGACTACGACCCCGCCGACATTCTCGCGGACTACCTCAACAACTACGCGCTAGAAGTGACATGGCTCGCCACGAACAGCAGCCGCGATGACTACAAAAAAACCCGCGCCGAAATCTTGCGCACGTGTGGCGGCCCACGTTGCGAAATAATCCGCGACAGCACCGACGGCCAAATCATCGAAGTGAACACCTACGACGCCGGCCAACCGGTAGACAGCGTGCGCGTATGGGCCCCAGCTCTCGCCGCAGCCCTCGACGACCTCGCCGCCGAAATGGGCCCACAATGAACCCCGACGTTTACGTGATGAACCTCGCCGGCGTCATCGTCATGTCGGCGCTCATTATCGCCGCCTACTTCGTCGGCAAAGACGCCGGCATCGACCAAGAACGCCAACGCAACAACCGCCGACGCGCACACAAAATCGCGGCCACCAGGCCACGAACAACAACCCACAACCCCGAAAGGTAGCCATGAACAGCCAACAGATGAAAAACGTCGTAGCAAAAATGCTCGACGACGCACAAAAACAACTAGACACCACCACCAAACAAGAACAAAACGAAGAGTATTCGAGCTTCGAAACAACCGCAGAACGTCACTACGACCAAGGCTGGCGCGACGCGCTCGCCGCACTACTCGAAACAATAACAACCCACAACCAATAGGAGAAACAACCCATGAACACCACCACAACCACCACGACCAGCCTCACGGCACCACCCGAAACCCTGAGAGCCATTCTCGCGGCCCTCGATGAGTACACGTCACCGGACAAACACCGCGCCGCGCTCACCCTCGCACGCCTGACACCGGTAATCGTCGAGCAAACCGACGCCGGCACACCAGCACCCACAGCACTACGATTCGAGGCCACCAACAGCACCGAGCTAGTCGAGATCACCGCCGAGATGCCGCACACGATCACCGAGGCCACGTTGATCGACCCCGCCGCGATACTTGCCGCCATGCCCAAAAAGTCGGAGGCCAAGCACCACGGCGACGCCACGCTCACCCTCACCGCCGAAGCCTGGACAC